GAAACACTACGACTATAATAGATACAAAGACGAAATGTATGAACATAACGTAAAAGAATATCGTGAAATATTCTACGAACCGAAGAAGATTAACGTTGACTTGATAGAAAAAGACGAAAAGAAATACAACGGCTCTCAGTTAATCACCGATATTTTAGAATGTAAAAACACCACTGACTTACTCATTATTAAAAACAAGATTCTTAACGAAGAATATTTTTTAAACAAAGCAACTATTGTAGAGTAATTATCGTTATATTTGTGCGGGAAGGCAGTCCTAAGTAAAATATTATTGAAGACCCTGTTGGTTAGTAACGCTGCCTCGTGAACACTGACAGGGCTTTTTTTTTAAGGCAGTAAAAAATGACAAACAACAATGGCTGGATAAGAATCCATAGACAAATCTTAGAGTGGGAATGGTACAATGACATTAATTGTTTTCGTGTTTTCACACATTTAATCATTAAAGCTAATTACAAAGAAAAGCGTTATAAGGGAATAGAACTTAAAGAAGGTTCTATAATTACAAGTCGTGATTTATTAGCACAAGAAACAGGACTTTCACCACAGCAAATAAGAACAACACTTACTAAGCTAAAATCAACCAACGAAATAACCATCGAAACAAGCTCGAAAGGTACTATAATTCAAGTAGTTAACTATGCAAAGTATCAAATACCAACCAACGAATTAACCGACGAGCAACCAACGAGCAACCAACGAGCAACCACTAACAAGAAAGAAAAGAAAGATAAGAAAGAAATATATATACCTTCTATCGAAGAGTTTTTAGCTTATGCTTTAAGTAAAAAGCCTATGTCCAATAAACAAGAACTACTACATAAATACGAAAGTTGGATAGAGAATGATTGGTGTACAAACACGAAAGGTAAAAACCATAAAATAGAAAATTGGAAATCAACTTTATTAAACACCTTGAAGTATATTAGCGAAGTTAAAAATAGTGTAACACCACAAATTTGGGAATGATGTATAAAAGACTACAAGAAGTTTCAGGTGAATTACTTGATATTAAACAGCAAAAAGATGTTAAAGGTAAATCGGTAGGTTGGGACTTTAGCTTACTACCTTACACAATAAAAGAAGGATGTACGACTTACATAGGTTCTGCTCCCGCTTCAGGTAAAACCGAATTATGGTTTGAGTTCTTAATTAATCTTTCGTGTTTACATAGTTGGAATCACGTTATATTTTCTCCTGAAACAGGTTCAAGTGCTGAGATATACGCGGAACTTTGCCATAAGTATATGGGTAAACCATACAAAGACTTAACAATAGGTGAACAAGTAAGCGCAGAAATGTTCGTTAACCAACATTTTATTGTGATTGACCCAATAGACGAAGACCTAACAATAGACGAATTTTACAAATTAGTAGATGAGATTGAACGAAAGGAAGATATTACTATTCATACTACTACTATTGACCCTTGGAATGAGTTAACTGAGAAGTTCGAAGTAGCAGATTTAGGGCGTGAGGATAAATACTTGAGTAGAATTTTAGGATTTGTAAGAAAGAACGCACGTAAAACAGGAAGACACAACTGCGTAATCAATCACGTAAGAGACCAACCAATGCAAACAGCTAAAACAATAGCGGGAAATGAGATAAGTTATTTTCCTATTCCAAGTGCGCGAGATTTTGCCGGAGGTCAAGTATGGTTTAGAAAAGGCTTAAGTGTGTTAATCCCTTGGAGACCACCTTATGGTTTAATGGATAGTGAAGGTAGAGGAGCAGAAAAAAACGAAGTACATTTAAAAGTTGCTAAAAGTAAGCCGAAAGGAGTGTCAATAAATGGAGTTTATAAATTATATTTGGATGTTGAAAAATACCAATACTATATGATAGATGACTTCGGTAATAAAGTGTATGCGAACAGGAATAGACCACAACCTACTCAAACACGAATACCACAAACTGAAGGGTTAATGTCAACAAGTGAAAAACTAAAACAACTAAACAACAAATGAAAACAGTAAATTCATTAAGTGGAGGTAAGACTTCAAGTTACATAGCAGTACATTACCCAGCAGACTACAACGTCTTTGCTTTAGTACGGACTAACGACATTAAATGTATATTTCCTGATTCTAAAATAAGACAAATTGTAAGCGACAAAATAGGAATTGAATTTATAGGTACACTTGAAGAAGACGCTATAATTTACACGATGTTAGATTTAGAACAATATATAGGTAAAGAAATTGTTTGGATAAGCAAAAACACGTTTGAAGATGTAATAGAAAGCTATAAAATGGCTAACGGAACTAATTACTTACCTAATCAAATGACAAGGTACTGCACTACTGATATGAAAGTTAAACCGATTGCTCAATGGTGCTACGAAAACACGGAACTACCAATTGAAATGCGGATAGGGTTTAGGGCAAATGAAATGAGTAGAGCAAAAACAATGATTGAAAGAGCAGTCAATGGAATAGAAAATTTTAAATTTAAGGTTGGAGAAAATAATGGTCGTAACAAATGGAGTGAACTACCGTATAGAAACGTAACTTTTCCTTTAATAAAAGACGCAATATTTAAAGATACTATAGAGGACTACTGGAAAGACAAACCCGTAAGATTTGCTTACAAAAATAATTGTGTAGGTTGTTTTCATAGAAGCGAAATTTTTTTAAAGCATATAAGCACTAAAAGCGAAAACAAGTTTGATTGGTTTATGCGTATGGAACAAAAAAACGGATGCACTTTTAAAAGCGGGGTAACTTACGAAAAAATTAAAAACCACAAATTACAATTAGAATTATTTGACGAAGATTTTAAAGACTGCGACAGCGGTTACTGCGGACTATAAAAACACGAAACTATGGAAGATTTAATACTACTAAAAACAAGCGTTCAGATAGGAGCATTACACGCTAAGATTAGCCTATCATTAGACGAAATAAAACAAAACCATCCTAATAGAACTGACTTAATAGATTCTATGTCACAAAGTTTAAAAGACGTTAAAGAAATACATCGTGTTTTTTTACAATTAGAAAACGAATACCGAATAGCTAACAAAAGTTTATTTAGGTTAGAACTTATAAACCTTGACTTAAAACACGAAATAGAAATGTTAAGAAAAGAAATACAATTTAAAGACGTTACGTTATGAAGTGTAAGCACTGCAAAGAAACCTTTGAACCAGTAAAGTTCTTACAAAAGTACTGCTTTAAAGATGAGTGCGTTCGTGTTTTCGTAGAAGAAGCTAAATCAAAAGCGTGGAAAAAGACGAAAGCTAAAATGAAAACCGATTTAATGACACTACAAGACTACATTAAATTAGCACAAATAACTTTTAATAAATACATAAGACTAAGGGACAAAGGCAACGTATGTATAAGCTGCCAAAAAACGCCAAAGAAAGAAAATGCTGGTCATTTTTGGAACGCTAACAATCACTATAACGTAAGGTTTGACGAAAACAACGTACATCTTCAATGCGAACATTGTAACACGTTCCTTTCGGGCAATTTAATTAATTATCGTGAAAACCTATTAAAAAAGATAGGCGAAGGTGAATTTCAGTTATTAGAAGCTGAAGCTAAGAAAACACGAAAGTTCACAAAAGAAGAACTAAAAGAAATAATAGAAACATACAAAAAAAAGATAAAAGAATATGAAACACAATAGCGACTTTAAATACGATTTAGAAATAGGGTTATCCTACGAAACTGCATTATATGAATTACTTGGTAAAAAGATTGAAGTAAAACGCGACTTCAAGTGTTTAGAAAGTGGTAACATATTCGTAGAATACGAAAGCCGAAATAAGCCTTCAGGAATAGCTACAAGCGAAGCAGACTACTATTGCTATTGGTTAAGTGAAAAGCACTTTGTAATGGTAGAAAAAGACGAATTAAGAAGGCTTTGCCGTAAATATCTTAAATCTACTCGTGATGTATATGGCGGTGACGCAAACACAAGTAAAGGAATTTTATTTCCATTGAATGATTTTTTCTAAAAATAGATTGCGATATAAAAATAATACTTATATTTGCTTATAATTTTAATTTAACACCTATGAAAAATTTATTTAAATCGTTGGCTTTGTTCCAACAAGAAGTGCCTGTAATTCACAAGGCGACACAAGGCTACGGCTATTCTTACGCTGACTTGCCTAAAATCTTTGAAGTGATTAATCCATTACTACAAAAACACGGATTAGGATTCACACAAACCTTAAACACTAAAGAAGGTACTACTTACCTATGCACAACAGTATTCCACGCAGAAAGCGGTGAATGTATTGATTCAATGGTAGAAATACCACAAGTAGCGTTAAAAGGAATGAATGACTATCAGTCTTTCGGTTCTGGTGTAACATACTTCCGTAGATACGCATTATCTTCGGCATTAGGATTAGTTACCGACAAAGACACGGACGCAAGTGGCGAACAAGTAAAAGACGAACAACCTAAAGCGAAGAAAGCAAAGATTGATAACGCACGTTTTAACAAAGCTATCGAAGCAATTAAGAACGGAGAATATCAAATAGAAAAGCTAATTGAAACTTTTGATTTAGATGCGTCACAACTTAAACAAATCACTGAGTTATGAAAATACGTTGTTCACAAATAGGTAAGTTAATGGCTACCCCCCGAACCAAAGGGGAGAGCCTATCGCAAACAGCTAAGACTTATATTCAAGAATTAGTATTAGAACATAAGTACGGAATTAAAAAAGAGTTTTGGTCACGTTATA